TGATAAAAAATCGTGTGGAAGTTATTTATTACGAGCATATAAAAAGTATGGAATTGATAAATTTAAATTTAAAATTATTTGTATATGTTTTAATAATGATTGTAATAAATTTGAAGAAGAATACATAAATAAATTTAATACTATTTGTCCAAACGGATATAATCTCAAAAGAGGTGGTATGAATTCAAAACACCATCCAAATACTTTAAAAAAATTATCAGAATTAAATAAAGGAGAAAAGAATCCACAATACGGAAGAAAATGGACTGAAGATGAAATTAATTCTGTTTGGACTCCTGAATTTAGAGAAAAGAGGATAGAACAAACAATAGGTAATAAAAATCCAAACTATGGTAAAAAATCAGTGCATAGGAGAGAAGTTGGAATGTATACTTTAGAAAGTGAATTAATTAAATATTTTGAAAGTATTCACAGAGCAAGTGTAGAAACAAATGTAAATGAAAGATGTATATCTGGTGTTTGTAATGGAAGAAATAAAACTGCTGGAGGATATATTTGGAAGTTCTTATAAAACCAAAGATTGATTTCATAAAAAAATGAATACACCGGTTATGGGGCTTGAACCCATGACGTTCGGCTGACATTATGACAGTATTAATATCATAAAAGGCCGACACTCTACCATACTGAGTTAAACCGGTAATAAGAAGATTGTTGTCCTCCACCAGGTTCTTTTTGACAGAAGAACCAAACTGTTTACGCAAAACGGGAATCGGACCCGTGTCAACGGAATGGAAACCCGTTATTCTACCACTGAACTATTTGCGTTAGTTGCAACTTTTAAAGAGTTGCCAACTTAATTCCGATGCCAAGAATCGAACTCGGATCTGGTCTGTGAAAGAGACCTATGCTAACCTTTACACTACATCGGAGGGCAACAAAGTTGCAAACCGTGCTTTGAAGAAGCTCGGATATGCTGTTTGACGAGAACAGCAAACGGATCGTATGATCACCAGGTGCTTTTTGGAAAGAAGCACCAAACTCTTTACTAGGAATGGGATTCGAACCCATGCGACTCGCGTCAGCAGATCTTAAGCCTGCCTCCTTAACCAACTCGGACATCCTAGTGAAACTAATGATGGGCGTGTGCCGAAGCACTCGGACATCATAGTGCATGATTGTTTTTTGAAAGAGACAATCAACTCTTAAAGGCACTAGCAGGGATCGAACCTGCGTTAAGAGGTCGCTAACGAGTAAAGTAGCACTTTACGAGTTCAAAGCCTCCTGTCCTGACCACTAGACTATAGCGCCAAACTATGTGATATGTTGGTGTGATATGTTGGTGTGATATGTTAGTGTGATATGCTAGTGTGATATGTTAGTGTGAGTTGCTGTGTGTAGCCCAGAATCCAAATAGTATATAATAGGGGGATTGCTGTGTGGATTCTTAATCTGGCTACTTAGTGCAGGAAAGACTAAATTCAAAGCATATACTACAATTTTACCACATTAATGGAAAACTATAGTATAGACTTTGAGTGGGTTAGGTGTGTTTGAACGCAGGCTTCTTGAAAGGATTTTAATCAGAGGATTGCTGTGAGAAGCCTTGGTGAGTAAGTATATAAGAGATACTATATAAGAGATACTATATAAGAGAGCTAAGCAGGCTTCTAAAAATTATATTCAGAGGATTGCTGTGAGAAGCCTTGGCTCTCTTCCATACTTCCTTCACGACCGATGTTTAGGTGGGAAAGAGTGAATCAAATTTTTGGTTCGTCCTACTCCGTACGATTTCGCAAATTGTAGGTGCGGCGCTTCAGAGTAGGCTTATGAGAAGGAATATACTCTTCATCCTCTTCACGCTCATCATTTGCATGATACTCGGTGTCATCCTTTAGTTCTTCGTTAGGCTCTGGCTCCTCTTGTACCTCCTCTTCCTCTTCCTGTGGCTCCTCCTCAACAACAGGGCGAGGGAAACTCTTAAATCGCTCAATGTCATACTTTACAAGCGCCTTCTGAAGAAGATCGACACCCTTTACAAGAGCTGCTGTGAGAATGAATGATGAGAAAGAAGGATAGGTGATAAAGTAGACCGCAGAGAGAATCGCAGTAAGACCTGACGCAACAGGACTACAGATGAATCGTTCACAGGTAGACTGGTAGATTGACATTTTTCTACTGATTTATAGTGAAGCCAAAAAAATCAAATTTTTGGAAACGGACTTTACTCAGCCTTACAGAGTGCAACCCAGCTCACTGGAAACTTTGGCTCGAGAAGACTGACAACGGCATCCGCATATTCACGAATCTCCTTCTGTGCGCCAGGGTCACGGCGCAGATTACAGAGACGCGCATAGGCCGCCAGACTTGCCGTCTCAATAAACTCCGTATACATTGACTGGGGTAGAATCATGCGTGCCTGCTCAGGACAGACGCCCTGTTCAAGAAGTGCCGTGTAGATATGATGACACTTTGTAACCGCCTCCTTCATGGCCTGAACACAGAGAAAGTTATCCTTCACCTCTTCTGACTTTGATCCCTGCTTCAGCTTCGGGTCACGCTCACGACAGATTTCAGGAATAAAGAACTCAGGCTCATCATCTACATAGCGACGACTCACTTCGTTACGAGCAAACCCAATTGTATGGCGATACCATTCGCGTGCTAGGAAAATAGGCATCTTAATGCGCATACGAATCTGCGGATGAAAGAAGGGACTTACATGGTTATGCTTTGCGAGATACTTGACTAGCCCAGCATCCTTATCATTGAACTCAAGGGACTCCTTTGCAAAGGAGACACGCGCTGCATTGACCACTGTAAGGTCAGAGCCAAAGGTCTCAAGGAGTTCAACATAGCCGGCATTGCCGATTGGAACCATGGTCGTCATTCTTTTGATGTAAAAAACTTAAAGTTTAGGTCATCAAATTTTACTGAGGGACATTCACATGGCTTACTGTTTTAATCTTTGTAGGCCAAGGCTCAAATCCCATAAACATAGGGTGAGGTTGGCTGTCTTCTGTATATATAACTTTTGGTTTGGGAAATCCATTAAATTCAGTGGCTGTGACACTCGTATAGGCTCCCATCTTAGGAAACCAGAGCCAATCACCGACTTCAAGTTCTTCCATGTCATCACTTTGTGCAATCATGTCTACACTATCGCATGTTCTTCCAAATAAGACTCCAGGCATTCGCCTGCGATTTGGTGTCTTTGCTCTGATTTCTCCTTCACTCTGAACGCGCAGCCACTTGGGCGTGGCCCTGTCAAAAGGAATAGAGGAGAACTGACCATAGAGACTCTCATCAATCGTGTACCGCCAACCATTTGGACCTCCCTTCTTTCCAATCACAGGGACAAAGAGGTCCTGAAAATCGCTCGCCATGAAACGACCTGGCTCAGCAATCCATTGAATCGGTAGAGTGGACGGTACAGCCCTTATTGATTCTTGGATGAACTTCGCAGCCTTGTGAAAGGTCTCCACTTCAAATCCACCACCCAGATCAACAATCTTAGGACCCTTTGTAGCCGTTAGAGAGAGAAGTGCCATTTGAATTGCCCTCGAGTACTGAGTCAAATCCTGACAGCCTGAGCCAACATGAAAGGAGATACCCTTTATGTCTTGGCCGAGCGACCGAGCAATCGCCTGAATTGCAGGTATATCCTTTACTGCGGCGCCAAACTTCTTGGAGAAGGGCATCTTGGAACCTTGGTCATCCACTGCAATGCGAATGAGAGAACCCTGCTTCCACTTAACCGCAGCAAGTTTCTGAACCTCTTCAACTGAATCGACCACGGTTGGACCTGACTGAAGGTGTATGGCAGTTGCAAGATCGCGAGGCGGCTTGCACGGATTTGCAAATACAGTTGAGTTTGAGAACTCGCTAGGCGTATCAAAGAGTTTCGCTGCCTTTTCAAGCTCCATGCCACTGGCACAATCAAAGCCTACGCCAGCCTCTTTGAGCCATTTCATGAGCATTGGGTCAGGGTTACATTTCACGGCGTAGAAGGGGCGAACCTGCGGAAGATGGGTGGACCACGACTTAATGTTCGCGTTAAGACGGGACTTGGATGCGACATAGAATGCGTCACCGGCTGTGCCGAAGCGAGAAACGAGTTTCCGTAGAGTTTCCAGTGTTGTGATGTAATAAGGTATTATATTATTC